CGACTTTGCAGTAACCATCGGCATCTTTACTAGTCAAGAATGCTCCAATTTTTGGACCTTGATTAGTTGCCATAGTGATGTTACCAGCAGTAGAAGTACTAGTATAAGCGCCAGAACCGGCAACTGGTGTGCCGTCTACATTATTTGTTACAACATAGCCCTTGCGGAGTACTGTAACTTTACCACCCTTCTGCACTTCATCCTTATGTTGATTTAGATGTGTGCGGGTAAGATCTTTATTAACAACGTCATTGAGTAGAACACCAACTGGCACACCGCTTGTTGAATACTTCACAAGATTTACACCTTGATCCATAGAAGCGCCAGAGCCAGCAGTAACGTCGAAACAAACCACGCCACCGCGAGTGGCAGTGCCAGCATTGTAGAAAAAGCTGATATCTGTCTGAAGTTCATATCTATCTGATTTTAGAGCCATATTAATTTCTCCTTATTATTCACTTACGAAGTACGTTTTTTTCAAGCCACTCTGCTACGCTAGCTCTTGTGGCGACAAGTTCATCTGTATCGTTAGAAGCATCAACTAGAGTAGCTTCTGTGACTGAAACACCTTCAAAAATTTCTTCTGCTGGTGCTTCTTCTGAAGCTGTAACTGTTGTGTCTTCTGACTTTGACTTTTCTTCCTTTTTCATCTTTTCTTCCTGCCACTTAGCCATTTTCTTCTTCATAGCAGCAAGAACAGTTTCAAAGGCTTCATCACTAAGAGCATCATATGCTATTAATGATTCTTCAGCTTCTGCGTCTTCAAAACCAGCTTCAATTAAGCTAGCCTTGCGCATTGACATTTTTTCTTTCTTTTTCATGTTCATAAGCTCTTCGTCTTTCTTCTTCATTTCGCCGTCTTTCATAGCAACGGTTTCGTGAAGTTGACTTAGAAGAGTTTCTTTTTCTGCGAGAGAAGCTTGAAGATTCTTAACTACTTCGTCTTGCTCTGCTATAGCTGCTTCTAGCTTGGCGATTGAATCGACATGCTCTTTTGAAGCTAGGGCTTCTAGCTGATCACGTAGAGTTTTGTTCTCTTCTTTAGCAGATGCTAGCTCACTACGAACTTCAGCAAGCTGCTTCTCTAAAAGATTTAAATCTGACATATTATCATCTCCTTTAGGAAAACTAGTTAAATTTGAATCAGAAGTTGCATGAAAAGCTCTGCTAGAATCAAGTATAACACTTCTTGGGTTTGCTGGTTTAGATACTAAACCTTTACCAGAAAAAGAAATGTCTCTTAATAATCTACCAACTTTGTAGCCTTCATATTCTCCAGTACCACCGTAGGCACGTAAATGCTTAGTTAAAAATGCTGATCCTTCATTTCTTTCCAATTTTTTAGCATCTCCATTATTATCTACTAAAGCATAATCAAACCCAGCAAACAAACATTCCATAGAAACAAACCACTTGCCATTTTCTATTTCAGCAATAATTTGAGTCATTCTTTCCCTATTTTCTGGATTTGTCCAGCTATTATATAGCACAGCCTCGGTTATAATGTCGAAATCCTCTGGCTGAGTATCACTTGATATTAGTTGTCCATTTTTTTCAACTACATAGCTGCCGGTAATGTGACCAATAATATCATTTTCATTGTGCATGAAGTTAAATTGTTTGTCTTCTGGTGTATTTCTAGCGGCCCAAGTTTGACTTGGATCAAAAACGTCATCATTTTTGTTCCATCCTGTAGAAACTAAAATAGATTTGATGTAATATAAATCTATCTGTTTCGGATTGGCGCTTTGCGCTTTTACTGTCTCTGCGAATGCTACAGAATGATTGCTAATAGTTGTAGAAACAGAAGCGGGGGAACAATAAGCGACACTGGCAGATGCTTGTACAGCATCAGCTACACCGTCTCTAATTTCTTGTGGATATATTTTCATTTTTGCTCCTCTCAACATTATACACAAAAGAGTATTTTTTTTAGATTTTTATGTATTTTCCTCAACATACTGACCTATAACACTTCTTCTATAAATATCAATATTCATATTATCCATGTTAATATTAGCTGATTTTAACTTACTCATAAATTCTGGAGATGTTTTTAGTCCAGCCTTCAAAATAGAAAAAATAGATTCGTCGCTAATATCTGAGAGTATTTCTAAGTTAGTGAAAATATCTAACTTTAGTTGCTCTAAATCATTAAATTCTGCTTTATTTAATTGTCGAAGATTTTTCTTGTTGTGTACGTTTAGATATGCATTTGTGAGCGTGGAAGAAACTTTATTCCAAGCAGATTCTGTCCAAACTACTAATTCAGCTACTCCCGGCTTAGACTTTGGTGTAGCAACACGCTGTTTTCTTACAGTTGTGTCTTGTTGAAAATTTGGTCTTCCGTTTTGTTTAGTCTCTTTTTGTTTTTTGATATTGATTTGTCCTTGTTTATTAATTTTTTCTAGATCTTGTTTGTGATTAGCGTTGTGAAACGGGCTGGCCTTTGGTGGCCCATCGTTTTCTCTCTTTTCTAACTCTCTTTTTAGTCTAATATTTTCTATTTGTGGGATTTCTTTAAATCGTTCTAATAGAGTTTCGTGACTAATGATGTCTCTATCAGCTAGTTGTATTAGTAGATTTTTAGTCGCAGCTTCATCAGATAAGGTCATTTGGTCAAATTGAATATGAGCTTTGTATCTAAAGCCCATAGCCTTTCTAACAATCTCTACTTCTTTTTCCCAAAATCTAACTAACTGATCTCTACCGTATTGCAATCTTTCAAGCAAAGTTTTGAGTGAAATAAAGTTATTCGTAAATCCACCACCGTTAGTAGCCATGCCAGTTAAAGTAGGAGGAACGCCAAGGCCAGCGTAAATACTGTTAAGAACGGCGCTGTATTTTTCAGAGCCTAAAAATTTGTATACTTCGCTATTGGATTCTGTAAAGCTAAGTTCTGGACCCCAAACTAGCTCCATAGTGCCGCCGCCAACATTGCTTGCGAGAATGTCTCGTAATTTATTAATAGCTGCTTTGTTTGGTAAAATCTTATGTTCTAAACTACCCAAGGTCCATAGCCTTATGTTAGATATTGCGCCATCAAGAGCGGATAAGTCTGCTAATCTCATTTTTTCCAACATTACAATATCATCTAATATTGCATAAATCATGGGATTAGCCCACTGTCTCCAATCGTCTTTCTTGTAGTAAAAAACACCTAGTCTTTCTGCATCTAGCGGGATGTCTTTTTCTCCACGCATTAAACTTTGCTTGATTACTGGAGGTAGGGTTTCCAGTACATTGCTTGGGATGTCTCCAGCTTGGAATTTATCAAAGAAAGAATTGGTAGTAATAGTATAATTTTGCAAACCCATAAACAAGGATAGGTTTCCATCTTTCATTTTGACGGTTAGTGGATTAAAAAAATTATATCTCCAAGGAATTTGATTCTTAAGCGCGTTAGGTACTTCTACTTTAATGTCATTAGATAGGGCTTTCATGTAATTATTTAGCTGTGGTGTAACTTTGGCGTAGCTTCTATAAACAATAACATTTCCGCACTTATATAGATTATTCAAAAATCTTTCTGATCTTTCTTTTCCATTAATGCTTTTAAACCATTGCTGATAAAATTTTTCAACACTTTTATCTCTATGTACAATTTGTATACCTTGACTACCAAAGTCTCCCATTAGATCGATTATATTTCTAATAATACCAACTTTATCATAAGCATCCATGCACATTTTAATAATTCTACGCTGCTGATTTGGTACAGCTTCGTTGGGTCTAAAGGCGTAATAGTCATCTTTAGTAAATCCCGGTTTTACAGACCTATTTGGTTCAATGTCTATAAAATTTCTGTAATGAGTACCTGTGCTTTTGCTGACACCTTGATAATGAGATATATTATCAGATAATTGTGACATAGCATTTGTCTTGCTGCTAAAATCTTCGTCTGACCAAGTTAACATATCTTCATTACTCATGATAAAGCCTCAATTGGATTATAATTGGATTGACTAATTATTAATACACATCTTTCATATTCTCTGAGAACCAACTTGGACCAGAGTATAATTTATCATCTGTTTTTGGCATAAAGCCACCTGTAGCAAAACCGCCATAAAATTGATATTCTTGTTGTGTTGGCGTTCTTTGTAAGGTTCTAGCAGCCATGTTAGACATTAATAGCGCAGAATATCTATCCTTACGCATTTTGCTCTTTTTCCCAGTACCGATAACAACCTCTGGCGTATCCCACCTGTCTCTACCAGCACTAGTTTGCGTCATTTGGATCATAGAAAGCTCATCTTTAAGCTCCTCTATATCCATTACGCACTCTTCTAAAGTGTCAAACATTCTATTTTTACTATCATCTTCATAAGAAGATATATCTAGACTTAATGTGTCAAAATATGGGAATAATAATACTTTGTCTTCAAAGTCTTTTCGCATACCGTGGTTTGCTTCTGCTAGCCATTCATACTTAGCGAATTGACACATTTCTAAAATATGTAAACCTCTTTCGCCGTCAGTATCTTTTGGTTTATCGTCATCAATGGTGGGCCATATTGGTAGTTCGCCTTCTTTAATTTTATCTAAATCGTGTAACGATTCCATAATAGCAACACCGCCACCTTGCGCGTCCATAGCTATGTGTACACAGGGAAATAGCTTCATTAGATCTCTAATCTTTCGTGCGCAATAAGCATAAAAGTCTGTTTCGCTTACATATCCCTTTTTGACTTTTTCTTTATGTTCATTTCTTGTTGTAGTCCAACAGTGAACAATTCTTCTGTGGCTAGCATTTAATTCTAAGACTACAATGCTAAAATTATCTACTTCAGAAGCTGGGTCTACTCCGAATACATATTTTTTAGTATTATCTCCTATTAGCCTAGCTTCAAATTTGATATTTTCACCATTGCTGTCTTTGATATTATGCTCATCAGAAACAACGCAAGACTCAATTAACGACCTTTTGAAAAAACCTTGACTATCTCTAGTGAAACATGCTCCATATTCCATTTGGTAAATACCAGCATGTACAGTAGCTTTAGATCTAGCTACTTGGTCGGCATCCATAAAGCCTTTTGGTAGAAGTTCATACGGCATACGAATAATAGAATATTGAGTCCAATCAAAATTTTCTGGAGGATCTTCGCCAAAAATTTCTCTTAGCTTGTGAATTTGCCCCTTGCTATGTATAATTGATTTCCATTTTTTCCAGTAATTGGCAAAGTGATTAAAATCATAATATGCAGTTCCAGATAAAATAATTTGATTATCTCGTTT